ATGTCTGAACGCTTTCTAACAAATTCGCCATTACTTCTCTCTTCTCTTTGTTAAGAGGGCTTAGAAGATCTTCTAATGTAGCACTACGCTCATTAGACTCCTTAATCATGCGAATTTCAGTTTCCTTGTTCTCAAGAATAACTTTTGCGTTTTCTTGAGCTTCAATGGCTTCTGCCAACTGTTGGTCTTTTGCTTCAATTGCTTTCATTAGCTTGCGTACTTCAGCATTTTCATTCAAATGCGTAGCACCAAACTCTGTAGCAAATGCTTCAAAGATCTTACGTCCAAAGTTGTTCTCACGAGCAGCTTGGATATCTTCTTTAAGTTGACTCATTTCAGCCTTAAGATGCTTGCTAACAGCATTGCTCATCTTAGAAGCACTTTCTGAGATGAACTTAGCCTTTAGACTTTCAAGTTGTCCACGAGCTTCTGCAACTAGACGAACCTTGGTTTCGATTACGTCTTGCTTGTCTGCCTGGAATTCCTTGATTTCTTCAGCTAATGCACCAACAACGAACTGTTCTAATTTTTCAAAACCTTCGTTCTGTGCTTTTCTGTCCTTGCGTAGCTCGCTAAGTTCTTCAGATAGCTTCTGGACTAGGAAGTTGTTAAACTTCTCAGCACCTTCAAGCATCTTAGCGTTGAACTTAACACGATCTTCTGCTAGTGCAGACTTCTCAGCCTTTACTGCTTCAATCTCGCTCTGCAAGCCTTCTGTTACCATGCGATCTAGGGCTTCAACCATTGTTGTTTTATCATGCTCATAGCGTTGTGCAAACTCTTCACGTAGTTCTGCACGAATCGTCTCACGAGTTTCTGTCATTTTGGCTTCCCAAGACTCTTGGATTTCCTGACGAGTTTCCTCATTGATCAGATCGCTATCCAATAATGGTTTGATAGCATCTAGCATGCGATTCTCCTAAATCTTAAGATCCTTGATAAGACGAGTTACTTCATCTCTCAAGTATCTTTGCACTTTGTTGTCCGTCCCAGCTTCCCTAGCCATTTCTAAAACATTATGTCCATATTTCATGTTCATAAGTCCTTCATAGATAGCCTTAGGATACGCATTTGGCGCACTAGGTTGGGCAACTACATCTACAGTGACAATTTCAAAGTCACTGACATGTCCTGTTGTCGGATCAACGTTTCCGCTACCACGACTACTAACACCCAATTTTACTCCTGATTGGAGCATGGTTTTGACAAGTTCTCCCATTGGAGTTGGAAGAATTTTAAGTTTGCCATAACCATTTGGACCGTCCATCCACATGCTATCAATAGCATGACACACACGGTCAAGGTTAATTTTAAGGTCATCCGGGTGATCAACTTCACCTAGAACGCTTCCATCTTTGATCTGTTCGTTAAGTGTTTCGACTGCTTTCGAAATCTCACTTACAGGATAGATACGTTCGTTAGCGTTCTTGACTCCACCTTGAATGCAGATGCCTTCCATGAAAAGATTCTTACCTTCGCTATCCTCTTTTAGTGTGATTTTAGCATTATCGAAGGTAAGATTTTCTTTTAGGTAAAGAGCCATACCTGGTTTCCTTATACTTTCTTAAGATCAGGTTCTGTTGTGCCACCTTGATCTTGTGCTGTAGGAGCCGGACGTCCTTTTTCATCACTTGTGTCAGTGTGAACTGGCTTAGCTTCCATTCCTTTTGCACCTGAATTAGCTGCTACAGGACCTGATTTACCGTCGCCTTCTTCGCTTGTGACTGGCTTAGGAGCAGCAGTAAGATCAGCACCTTCTTCTAGTGCTTCACCTTCGTACACGCTGTCCATCATTTCCATTTCTTCAGCTTCTTCTTCGCCTGCTTCAGCTTCTTCTTCAGCTTCGTGATCTTCCATGTCATGGTCGCCGTCGCCATCAGCGTCTAGGTCGCCCATTAGCTCTTCAAATTCTGCCATAAGTTCGTCTAGCTTGTCTTCAACACTTACTACACGATCTTCTAAATCTTCTACATCAGCTTCTTCGTCGCCTTCGGCTTCCATGCTGATGCCTTCTTCTTCTGTTTCAATTTCGTCGATAAGATCAGCAGATTCGCTTCCGCCTAGTTCTTCTTCGACTTCGAAACTTTCTTCAACTGTTTCTTCTTCGGATGCTTCTTCTGTTACTTCGTCTTCTGTAACTTCTTCAACATCTTCTTCTACAGTTTCTTCTTCAGCCATGATATTTTCATAGATATCGCGGCTCTTTTCTACAACGATTTCGTGGAAAAGCTCTTGTGCTTTGTCCTGCTCGTCGTTGATTACATACTCAATAAGTTGTTCAAACTTGTTCATTAGAATCCTCCATGTAATGGCTCTGTAATATATTTACACAGTAGATATCAAAACGGTGAAATTAAGGGGTAAAATGGGTAGAAAATGAAGAATTTTTCACACTATACAAAAAATTCTTCCAAAAATAATTAAAGTGCAGGTTGTGCTGGAGGTGCGTATTGTTTTTTAACCTGTTTTATATTTTCTTCATATTCATACATTCTAACGTCGTTGAGTTGACGCAGTTTGTTGATTTGCTTTAATGTTAGTTTGGTTTTTCGAGTATCGTGAAGTTGCAATTGGCTGTTGTCATCTTCAACATCCTGATACCCTTCTTTTGGTCCTTCAAAAAATTCAAATAAGTTCATGCAATTATTTATCCGCTTCAGCACACTTTGAACTACAGTATTTTACTGCTGGGTGTAGTATAACTTTGTTAAACTCTTTGCCACACTTTGCACATTTAACTTTCATGTTATGCACCCGGTGTTGGTTCAATAGGTGCTGGTTCAGCTTCCCCGCCTGTTTCTGCACCAGCTTCAAGGTCAGCTTCAACATCACCAGCAACATTTATATCGCTTTCGATATCTGCAGGACTGATTCCTACACTACGCAAATCTTGTCCTGTACTAGTTGCCATTTCTGGTTCGTCAGCTTCTTCTCTCCAAAGCTCGCTGTTTTCTTGGATTTCTTCGTCGCTAAGTCCAAGATATCTCTTCATTAAGAAACGCTTGCTCATATAAGGAAGTTGTTCCAACTGACTAAATGCTTGCATTCTAGTTGTATCAAGTTCTGCTTGACGGTAACTAGCAAAGTTCTGTGGCGGAGCAAACTTGATGTTAAACAAGCCTGAATCAATGTTAAAGCCTCTCCAACGCATGAACATTTTAAATTCATCGTCGAGTTTCTGAGAAATCTGTTTTTGCAGTCTCTGACAATACTGATTAAATCGATACTCTTGTATTAGTGCTGTTCCTACCCGCCCATCGTTCATTGGCTGAGTAGCTTCATCTGGTCCAGTTGGCAAATAACTGCTAGGTACTCTGAGTCCACGACACATCTTGTTGTTGAAGTATTTGAGGTCGTCAATTTGTCCTAGGTTCTCACCTCCCGGTAATGTTTCTACTTTTGAGCCTCTACCTTCTGCTGTTTGTGGGAAGAAGTAGTCTTCGTTGATGCTTAGTGGATTGTAGCTAGCATCCATCATGTTTTGGCCGCCGCCAGTTTGAGTTGGAATACGACGCTGATGAATTTCGTTTTTAACACGCTCGACAAACTGCATAGCAAGGTGGCTAGGCATATTACCTACGTCAATGTAGAACACACGTCTTTCTGGGGCACGTTGTACCCTGTAAATCAAGATAGCATCTTCGAGCAATTCTTTCTGCTTGAACACCTTGAAGATCATTTCAAGCACACTCTGTCCAAATGGCCAGTAGTAGTCAAGTCCTTCGTTAAGACTTAAATGCACAACATGCTTTGCATCTACACAGGTTTCGTTAACACTTTGTTGAAAACGACTTTGTCCTGTTTGCTCGCCTGTCATTGGCGTGGTATAGTTATAAGGTGCGCTGTATCCGCCGGCAGGTGGATTAGTGCTGTAATCGTTTGTGGTTTTTGGAGCAATGCTCAAATTTTGAAAGTTAGGATTAATATCCTGTATAACATACTGCTCCGGACGCTTGCCTTCGTTTTCGTTTACAATAACTCTGCGAACTTTAGTCATGTCAACCCAGTACATTTCAAATGTTTCTGGATCACGAACAAACACTTGATCACCGTACTTGAGCACGTTGCGGAATAATTTAAAAATTCTGTTTTCAAGTTGATTGAGTTTTGTCCACTGTTGTAACTGTTTACGAATAATTTCCACTTCATGATCAGTGGGCTTTTCGGTGAACTCTACTTCAAAAGGTGTACCGTTGGCAGGGTTAGTTTGCGTCGAAAACTCTGCTAAAATATCAAGACATGCATTTACTTCACTGTCGCAATCCATGTTTTCGTATTGATTATAACGTTCAACACGGTTAGGGTGCCCTGAATAAACTTCAGGCAAGTTGCTTGCCCAGTTTCTAAAACCAAAATCAGCACCTGCACCTGTGCCGTAGTTTGTGCCACGATTTGCGTTGCCCGAAATAGGACTCATCATCCCATTTTGATCAACTACTTTAAAATACTTTTTCCAACCTGCCATAGAACTATTTATCGCTTATCCTGTTGTTGCTCTTAATATTTTCTTAGTTGTATCGTTGCCAGACTTTGTGTTAGTAGCAATTGTACTCAGCATGCTAACCATTTGTTCTTGGATTGCTAAAAGTTTTTCGTTTGATGTTTCTAATGTTTTTTGGTTATAAAGATCACTCTTATCAACAACTTTTGTGCCTTCAACCGGTGTTACACCCGACATGATACTATCATAATAACTGCTAGGACCACTTGACGCAAACATTCCTTGTTGTAATGATAGGTCTCCGTACTGATAGTTTCCGCTTCTATACGTTTGGTCTCCAGCTGTTACTTGCATACTTGTAAGATTGCCGGCAGCATACTTTACTGCTTCAGCTAATGTTTCTCCGCCGAACCCAGTAAGACGATTTACTTCCCCGGCTCCTATACCTGTTCTATCAACAAAACCAATACCGGGTAAAAATCCTCTACTGTAATCTCCCGTGCCTGCAGTTTTTGCTCCCATAAGCATGTCAAATATTGACTGCGACTGCTTTGCTGTTAGCACTGTACCACTAGCACCCGGCACAACAATTTCTGGCCCTACTTCCCCAACCACATAAGGTTGGCCACCTGTTATCGGGCCTCCTTTTGCTCTTCCTTCTACACCAGCTAGTTCGTTTACCTTACCAGCTAAATGATCAAGACCTGATGTAAGTTTTGCAATAACTTTTGTTGCATTAGGAAACACTAGATCGTTTACAAATTTGTCAGCTTCTTGTGCAAAACGCTGTAGTGCTTTTTGAGCATTTACCATTTCGCCTGTAGCTGGATCCTGTGCCTGGGCAGCTTTAACTGCTTCTATACCTACTCGTGCCAGATTTTGTCTTGTTAAGGCCGCATTGTCAGCAAGATTAAACATCTCGATACCGACTTGACTGAAAGCATGATTCAAGTTACCAGCTGTTGCAAAGAAGTCATTGCCTACTGTTGCTCGTTGTCTCTCAGCAGCATCACGGAATCTAGCTAGTGCTTCTTCCTGTGTGATCAATCTGTTTTTAAATGCATCAATGATGTCTCTGGCTTGTCCGCCTGTGGCTCGGAACACTGCTTGAGCCGCATCTGTGCCTATGCTTCCGCCGAATAAGTCTTGAATACCTTGTTGGAATGTAGGCCCTGCTTTACCTAGGATAGCAGCAATATTTTGGGCGCCTTCTTGTATGTCTGGTTCTAGTCCACGCATAGCAGCACGGAACATCACGTTGCTTTGCTGACTTTCTAACTCGGCTTTCATAGCATCAGCACTTTCGCCTGTAAGTCTGGCTAGTAAGTTCAGTTGTTTTGCATAATCAGCGGCTCCGCTGGCTAGTGTTCTATAATCTCTAGTTTGTGCTCGACCTAGTCTGCGGTTGATTTGCAAATAATCAGCAAAAAATTCACTTTGTTCATTGATACCAACACCAAGTGCAAGAAGTTGTCCGCGGAATGGTTGTGCTGCTTGTGTTAACTGTGCTATTGCTCTAGCACCTTCAGCAGTACTACCTGTAGCAAATGCTAATCCCTTGGCATTGTTTGCTGTGATTTTTGCTAGTTGGTCAAATGCAAGACCTGCGGCTTCTGCACTTTTACGAAGTCCTGTTACTCCAGCAGCGCCTACTCCGCCTACACTGCCCAGCGTTTGAAATGACTCTACACTTTTTTGTAGTTCAGCAGTAACAAACGTACCAACAGTTTGAAGAGTTTTTCCTAGTGCATCGCCTACGAGGGGGATAGCACTAAGAGCTTGTGCCGCTCCTTCAATTACTGGATTTAAACTTTCAAAACTTTCTCTGTTGCTCCTTGCTGCTTGTGCTCCTCGGGCAAGTCCGCTAGCAACGTCGCCAAGAGCTTTTGTGGTCTTTCCTACCGGACCGCGCCAGAATCTATCCAGTGCCTCTTCAGCATTTTCAATGGTTTTGCCTAGTTTGCTTGTTTCTTTGGTTAACTTGTCAAAAGTGTCAGCAGACACTGTACTGCTTTCTTGCAGTTCTCGCATGGCTTCACGAAGCAGTTGTTCTTGTCTTTCTAATTCATCCATTTTCTACGCCGATAAGTAATATCACAATATTTATGGCAGGATTTTAACCCATGACACAACCTAATCCACTACAACGTTATTTTCGCCAACCGGCGATTTACATACAGTTACCCAGTGGCGGAAAACACTATCCCGAAGGGAGCATTGATATGCCGCCCAATGGAGAACTGCCTGTTTATCCAATGACAGCAATGGACGAAATAACATATCGTACTGCTGATGCACTGTTCAACGGTAGCGCAGTTATCAATGTTATAAAGAGTTGTGTACCTAATATCCTAGATCCGTGGCAAATGAGCAGTGCAGATGTAGACAGTATTTTGGTAGCAATACGCATTGCCAGTTACGGTCACGAATTGGAGTTAGAAAGCAAGTGTCCTAGTTGCGAAGAAGAAAACAATTTTGGCATCGATTTGCGTGTTGTTATGGAAAAAATTCACATGCCTGATTATGATACAACTGTGCAAAGTGGAGACATCGAAGTTTACTTTAAACCTCTTACCTATCAACAACAAAACGACAATGCTATCAAACAATTCGAAGATCAAAAAATACTACAAGCAGTTCCTGACGCAGATTTGCCTGAACAAGAAAAACTTAACTTGATTAACAATGCATTGATCAAGCTAGGAGAGATGAGTGTAAACAGTATAGTTAGTAGTATTTCTATGATAAGAGCCGGCACTGACTTGGTTACTGATCCTGAGCACATCAAAGAATTCATAAAAAATTGTGATAGAAAAACTTACAATCTATTGAGAGATAAAATTATACAATTCCGAGACGAATCTACCATTGAGCCTGTGAATCTTTCATGCAACAGTTGTGGGCACAATTACCAAACACCATTTACATTAGATGTCTCAAATTTTTTCGGGCAAGACTCTTAACTTCTGATCCTGCACGGATTGAAAAAATCATTCAAGAGCAAGACAAAGAAGTTAAGAGTATAAGAGACGACGTTCTAAAAATGTGTTGGCATATGAGAGGCGGATTAACCTACGAAGAAGCCATGAATCTTGGTGTAGAAGAACGAAAAGCAATTGGCGAGATAATTAAAGAGAACATGGAAACAACCAAGAAAACTGGGTTGCCTTACTTCTAATGAAACTTGAAGACGTACAAAAAGACATAGCCAAATGGATTGAAAACTTTTTAGAGGTTGATAATCCTGCACTTAACGGATGGAGCCCATGTCCTTACGCTCGCAGTGCTAGACTAAAAAACAGTTACGAAGTTCGATTAGGGTACGAAGCGTACGAAGATCTCATGGACATAAGTCGCAATGGATTAGGTGATAAAGAAGTTATTATCTTTGCCTATCCGCGGGAATTTTACACTCCAGAAGAATTTGCCGACATTATTAACAAAACCAATCAAGGATTTTTATTACCAGTTGATTTAATAGCTCTAGATGATCATCCAGATCACAAGGAAGAAGTAAACGGAGTTTGTTTTAACCAAGGCGAATACACACTAGCAATGGTACAGAGTCTGAGCGACTTAAATGCTAGAGCAACTAGTATGGCTAAACAAGGTTTTTATAACCATTGGCCAGAGGAATATTTACAAGATTTGTTTGCCCACAGGCAAGACCCGCGAGTATGATTTACGCAAGAATCAATCTAGCAAAAACCGACTACGAATTGATGAGTCCTTTCTACTATGGTATGATCACACGCCCAGATGTTGAACAATTAGAAAAAATCTATAATCAATATTGTGTATATAAAAAGTTTCGTAGTGTAATGCCTATTTTTGAGGAAGAATATACTGACCCTAACAACGATGTAATCGGCTATTACAACCTTGACAGTAAACTGGTTGCTTTTAGTCTAATACGTCGATATAATAGTAAAAATGCAGAAGCTGTGCAGTTTGCATGGGATTACGAAGATCCTAAACTCAAACTAGGTTATTCTAGTTTACGCAACGAATGTGCAGTATACAAAGCTAGAGGTTTTGACTATTTGTACCTAGGCGGTGCTGATGAATACAAACAACAAATAGCTGGATTTGAAACACTAGGACCGAGGACATAATGGACGTATATCACGTTTTTGCAGATCACACAGAAGAAACAGATGCACACACTTTTGCAACAAAAATGCGAAAGTTTTTAGACCACATGGTTGCCATGGACAGAATGGAAGGCTACAGACTTACACGCATGAAGTTAGGCTTTCGCAGTATGGACATGCCTGAATTTCATATTGCAATGGACTTCAAAAACATGCAACAACTGGATGATGCCATGACTGCTATCCTACGCAACGAAGAAAACATCGAAGACGATCATGTGGCATTTAATCAACTGGTTGATGTAGAAACCATTCAACACTTTCTTTATAGAGATTTTCCCGACGAACTATGAACATTTTGTTGGTTAACGACACTAGCAATTTTCATTGCGGAAGTGCTAGTGTGGTTAACACAATTTGCAATGCTCTGACAGATCACCACATCACAAAAATTCCTGTAAGTGTTCCATATATTAGATTCAATGATTGGGACAACATAGATCATGTTATTGTAAACGGTGAAGGCACATTGCACAACAATAGGCAGGGTGCTATCAGTATACTAAATTTAGCAAAGTGTGCTCTAGATGCAGGATGCACTGTAAGTATTGTGAATAGCATATGGCAAAACATGGATATTGGTTGGAAAACTGTTATAGATCAATTATCTATGTGGTGCGTAAGAGATCCTCTTAGTCAAGAATATGCCACAAAAGAGTTTGGTAGAACACCAGACTTATGCCCTGATTACAGTTGGTTTGAACCTGTTACTGTACACAAAAACAATAGAAATCTTGTAGGAATCGGCGGTAGTTTAGACGGATTATTGTACCCAAATTGGTCAAACTATTTCCGTATAAACATATTTGAACAGTCGTGGCAGGATCTTGTAAACCTGTGTGCA